CCGCACCCACGTCTGGGATGGGCACAGCGCGCACGCGGGTCTTGCCAGCCTTACGGATATAGGAGTAGGTCGAGCCGTCCTTCCGGCGGACGGTGATCTTCATGCGCTTGCGGACCTGTGTGTAACCCTTGCGAATCACAGCCTTCATTTGAATTTGGTCAAGAAATTTGTTGGGACTGACCAAGCATAAACATCCTGAGCTTACCCTCTGTTTCCGCACCGAAATCGAAGACGTCAGATCCCTCCAAATTTACATCCAAAATTGGAAAGTCATATGTGGCTCTCATTCTGAGCGCAGAGTACATGACTGCAAGGCCGTACGACTTGAGATCCTTGATCTCGTTTGAACGCGACCAAGCGAGCTTCATGGCCAGGACCTCCTTCCTCGGCCTGCCGATAAAGGGTCCGCACGGGACGACCTCGGCTGTAGCCCCATCGACGTAGTGCCACCCGTTCAGTTTTGACGCAGAAAACAGGAAGGGCACGGCTATCGACATGCAGACTGCGTCCAACACACTAGAGTCTGGGGTCCGATCGACCGAAAAGTACTCGGTCCTTATCAGATCCACACAGAAAGCCGCCACGTGAAACTTGACCCCCGTCATTTCATATAGCTCCCGAAATGTCAGATCAATTTTGGTTGTAAATTTGGAACAAACATCGACCAGTACTTTCCTGATCTTGCTCACAGATACAAGACCATATTCCTTCAGAAGTGTTTTTATATTTGGTTTCATAATCTGTTTCACGGGGACGGCGAGGGCATAGTCAAGACACTTTACTATGTCCTGATTTGCAATTAAAAATAGAAATCCAACGAGACTGCCGGCCGATGCCCCAGATATTTCCTCGAGGTCATCTAGTCCGCCACTCTCCTTGAGTTTATACAGGATTCCCAGGTAAATAAAGAATCCCATGGCACCTGGGCCGAGTGCTAGGCACTTCATCTGTTTTTAATTTTGAATTGAAATTGGAATGCTAAACGCGCTTCTTATATTTTTTCAAAAGTTTCATAGCTTCCAAAGCAGTTAAATGGTATATTTTTCGAGCAATTTTCTGCTCCTTCTTTAACTTTTTCTTGTAAGACTCACTTTCATAGAGTCTTCTGTAAGTGGCTTCACTCGGCGGTTTCATTAATAGTACTTGGGAAAAGTTGAGCGCAGGGTGGCAAAGACCAGGGCGAAGACGAATGTATGCACGACGACTGGCACTGGGCCGGTCGTTCCGCTGCGCCACAGGCCGGGGGGGATGGTGAGCAGCATGCCTGGGCTGAGCAGGATAAAGAGCAGGGCTGGCACGATCAGGTCAGCTGCCGTCAGGTTGTACTTGAGGAAAAACCGGGCGATCACGTAATAAAGCAGGCTCAGAACAAACGCGTGGATGAGCACGGTCTGGAAGCTGGTCTTGCCGCTTGCGAACTGCAGGGAGGGCAGGGACAGCAACATGCCTGGGCTGAGCAGGCCGAAGAGCAGGGCTGGGAACAGAACCTTGGGTCCGGTGATGTCGATCATTTAATTTACGTCAAGATTAAACTCTACCCAGTTGAAGAAACTGTCAGCCTGGACAAACTCCTTGATGACCTGGATGCCCTTGATGGCGTTCCACAACTGAACAGCAATAGGGTTGGGTGTTTCAATAGGCTCGAAGTGAGCTCCTGAATTCTGGACAAACTCAACAAACTGGGGATAATTGAAGTGCAAGTTGATGTAGTTATCTTCAGCGTACTGGCGGATAGTCATCCACGCATCCAGAAGTTGTTCGGAGTACCAGTCCTGCCAGTCTTCTGGGTGAAGGGGGTCGGGGGTCTCGTCAGACTCATCAGAGTCATAGGCGAGCTCGTAGTTGTAGGCGTCACGAGAGTACTCGTCGTTGATGCCCATTTTTACTTATAAATTAAGGGTCTCTACCCCTTAAGCCCTTTCGATCAGGTCCTTGAGCCCCGTCACGCTGACGGATGCCGTCTCCTTGGACTGGACAGAGTCCTGAATAGCCTTGAAGGCACCCTCCGTGCGGACCTCGTCACCTGAGAAGTATGTACGGAGGCCCCTGAGGATGGCGTCCTTGGTAATCGAACCCTTGGTCTTTTTGACCTTCAGATTCACCTTGACCTTGTCCTTGACCTTTACAGTGTCAATTTCGTTGGTCTTCATGTGGTGGGTCACAAACTCGCGAAGATCCTTCTCGCGCTTGTTAAGCACAGTGAGATCTTTGCGAGCTGATGCAAGCTGGGCTTTCAGTGCAACCCACTCATTCATTGCACGCTTAAACTGCTCGTCAGCCATTTACTTTTTGTTTTGAAAATAAACACTCTAATTATACTCGCTGCCAATCTCGAACTTGGGACGCATGGTGTCTGGGGGAATCGTGCTGAGGTTAAAGATGCTCACTGGGGAGCGGGGGTTGATGGGCTCGGAGCGGATGTCGCGGTTGGCGTTGCGCAGCACGCCGCCGATGGTCTCTGGGTAACCAATCTGGCTGCGGGGGTCCAGGTAGTTCTGGTTGGTCAGAATCTTCTCTGGGCTGAACTGGCCAAAGTCCTCGGTGGCCACCACCTCGCGGGGGATCAGGCTTGCGGACGTCACGGAATCCACGCTGTTGTAGTCGGTGGAGGCGACGGCTGCGGCGGTGCCGTACTGGCCGCCGGCATCCTGGCCCTCGGCCGTGACGTTGCCTGACTGCAGGTTAAAGCCCGTGACCCCGTTGGCTGGAGCGAAGCCGCTGGCCTTGGGGGCAAAAAGGAGGAACAGAACCACGGCCGCCAATATCAGAATGAGCAGATTCTTGCGATCCATTTATTATAAGTCGCGGATATTTTTTTAGCTGAAGCTCAATCCACATAGTCGGCCGGGTCCTCCTCCTCGGCTGGGTCATCCGTGAAAAGATAATCCTTGGGGAACTCCGGAGCTGCTGGACCTGTGCGGGCGCGAACCTGGACCACGCGCCAGATGGGGCCGAAGGACTTTTTGAGGAACCACAGTCCTGACAGCTCAATCACAAAGTCGCACTGGGCGTCCTTCTTAATCTCCTGGAGGTCAATAGGATTCTTCTGGCGGTCGAAGGCCAAGGTCACGACCGAGCCCTTCACAGTCGCCAGCGAAGCGCCGAGCACACCGTCCGTGACGCTCTCCTGGTAAGCATTCGTGATGGTCTCGTCCGAGAGCTCCTTGCCGAACCACTCCACCTTGGAGGTCTTCGCCTGACTCAGGATGTCCTCATCAATCTTGGAGAAAATTGCCGAGTGATCAGCAGTCACTGACAGGTTCAGCGACTTGGTCGAAAGGTCGTCGAGGAGAGTGACGCCATTCAGCTGCTGACGCTGACCGCTGATCTTCAAAAAGTAACGCCCATCTGGGAGCTTCTGGGGCTTTCCGTACTCCATCTAGTATTAGACAAGTTATTTTCTCCTTTAAGTTTAGATATGAATGCACAGGTCTGCGGTACTGAATTTCTTACCAAGGGTTGTCAGTGCCTCACGGACCCCCTCGACCCCACCAATTTCATTTGTGCAAATGTGAATCGTCAGAACGGCCTGGTGTATCCATGCGATATGGGTTGCTGTGTGCCAATGTGCGGAACAAAGCCAGGACACGAGCCCAGAAAGGATTTTGAATTCAGACCAACGTTCGGAGGAACCCTGCCACCCGGTTTCAACGTTAATCTAGCAACTAGTGATCAACCTACTGTTCCCATCAAGTACGAGTCTGACTTTGAACCTATACCCCCAACCGACTTGGGGGTCCCTTCAGTTCTAAGCAGCCTGAAGGTTGCGAACATGGCAACCAAGGCGTTTTTGGCTTTTCTCGTCATTCTATTTTTTGCCGTGGCCATCGGGTATTAAAGAGGACGCCTCCTGACATGATATATGGCTACCGAGACTCCAGTTGTTACCCTCGAGACTATCGCCAAGTCCATTGAGGCTCTGCGCAAGGATGTTCGCAAGATTCGCGCCCACCTGGACGACCCCACTGGCGAGAAGGCTGCGGCACGCTCCGCCAATAACGGCTTCAACAAGCTGCTGGATGTGACCCCAGAGCTGCGCTCCTTTCTGGGCCTGGCTGCCGATGAGAAGATCTCTCGCGCGGCCGTCACGAAGCGCATCGGTCAGTACGCCACCGAGAAGGGTCTGAAGGTGGGTCAGCTGCTGAACCTGGATGCCCCACTGAAGGCGCTGCTGAAGGTGCCAGAGGGCAAGGAGGTGACGTTCCTGAACATGCAGACGTACCTGAAGGACCACTACATCAGCCCACCAAAGCCCGAGAAGCCACCCGCCAAGCCCAAGGAGCCCAAGGCCCCAAAGGAGGAGAAGCCCAAGGAGCCCAAGGCTCCCAAGGAGGACCGCCCGAAGGTGGCAAAGAAAGTCGCACCTGCAGCTTCTGCTTAGTAAATTGACTTAAAAAATTAAAAGTATAATATAACAAGATGACGGAAGAGCCCCCACAACTCGACAGGGGCTTTCTGGACAAGCTCGTTGGAACAAAAGTTAAATCCGTCGATTTGTATCGTCGGGCATTTACGCACAAGTCAGCCCTGAAACGCTACTCAGGGCTGACTGGGTCGTATGAAACTCTTGAATTCATGGGGGACAGTGTCCTAGGATTTATTATAACCAAACACTTATTTGACTTGTATGAATCGAAACAGGAGGGGTTTCTGACCAAGGCGCGCACGAAGATGGTCAGAGGGACGACCCTTTGCGAAATTTCAAAAAAAATGGGTTTGCACGAGAGGATATTGATGGACGAGAAAGGCGACCGCAACGGGTGGGCTCAGAACCCCAACATCATGGAGGACGTGTTCGAGGCCCTAGTTGGAGCTATTTACCTTGATCTCGGCATGGTCCATGCTAAAAAGTTTGTACTGGACGTGTTCAGCAAGGCTAACACGAGCCTCGATGACGACAACTACAAGGACCAGTTGATGCGTTGGTGTCAGGTGCTCAAGATTGTCCCAGAGTACAACATGATTTCTCATCTTAACGGCACTTTCCATATCCAGCTTGTGGTGGATGGACTTGAGTGCGGATCTGGGTTTGCAACTACAAAGAGACAAGCTGAACAGAACGCAGCCGAAATGGTACTTAAGACGGACCACCGTTTTAAGAATAAGGAGATCCCAGTAAATGCTTCCAAAAATAGAAAAGTTGCTGAATGCAACCTACCACGAGCAGAGGAGTCAGGAGTGGCTTGCTCTGCGTGAAACCATGCTGACAGCGAGTGACGCAGCAACGGCATGCGGCGCCAACCCCTATGAAAGCGCGGACGCACTTTACATAAAGAAAGTTGGCGGGCGCAAGTTCAGTGGCAACGCAGCGACAGAGCGCGGGACGCTGCTCGAGCCCATCGCGCGCGACCTGTACGACGAGCGGCACGGGCGCAAGAGCCACGAGATTGGCCTCGTGCAGCACCCGGTGCATAAGTGGCTCGGGGGGTCGGCGGACGGCATCACAGAGTGCGGGCGCTTGATCGAGATCAAGTGCCCTTTGACCAGGAAGATCGAGCCGACCGTGCCCAAGCACTACATAGCCCAGATCCAATTGAATATGGAAATTCTTGACCTGGAGGAGTGTGACTTCATTCAGTATAGGCCTGCGGAGGGCGACGCACCGGAGGAGTTTGTCGTGACGAATGTGCCAAGAGATCGCGAGTGGTTCGCTAGGAACCTGGACAAGATGAAGGCGTTTTGGGACCGCGTCCTCGAGGGGCGCAAAAACGGCTTCACTTGTGAAGTCATCGACGAGGATCCGATAGAGCTGAAAGATCCTGTATGTGAAGTAGTAGATGAATCCGATGGAGGCTTGGGCTCAGGTTATGATCGAGAAACAGCCCAAGAGTACCAAGTGTGCATGGTGCAAGAGGAAGCCCCACCTGCTGAAGTGCAAGGAGTGCTACGACCAGTTCTGCACCAGCTGCATTCAGATGGAGATCCATACGTGCCCGAACCTGTCTGCACGCAAGAAGGAACTCCTGTCTAATTTAGAATCAAAATTAGTAAAGGTGGTCGCACCTAAGATTTCAAAAATTTGAGATTCTTGCGGAAAAAGAATACCAGAACTGCAATGAAGAGCAGGATGGGGACCCAGTCTGAAAAGTCCTTCATCTGACCTGCGAACCAACCCTTTTGGGGTGGGGACGAGTCCTCGAAGTGGAAGGGCAGGCCTGGACGGGCGTAGGTGACGGTGCCGTCTGGGTACTCGAACTTGCGGGCTGGGAACATCCGGTCAGGAGCGTACTTGGGGTAAATCTCCTTTAAGTACATGGGGCCCGAGGTATTGACTTTAAGGGGGTCAAAGTGCTCCATGGCAGGGTTGGCGTCTTGGGGCTCCATGGGGCGCTCATCCGTACCACGGATGTACGATCCATCGATCATCTGGTCTTTATAGAAGCCATCAGTGGGGACGCCAAACGTGTTGGTCCAAGTATTCATGTCGATGCCGTCAATCTGGAGCCGGTCATCTATCAGAGCTGCGTGAGCCATATACTATTACTCCCTATAAAATTTGTTCTGAACTTTCTGACGGTGAAGTTCCCACATCGCATCCATATCTACATCTAGCATGTGTGCGAGTTGGAAAAGGTAACTAAATACGTCACCCATTTCCATAACAATATCAGTTCCCCTGTCCTTTTTTAGCCCAGTCTTCCTGTAGATCCGCTGGGCCTGACGGATACTCGAGGCTAATTCACCCATCTCCTCGTTTAGTAACATCCATACGATACTTACGGGGGCTTTGTCCCAGCCCTTTGACTTGCACAATGCGGCCGTTTCATCACGGTAACGATTCATCATATGATTCAAGGGTACTAGCCTTTTAAGACCTATTCAGCGCCCGCAACTCCCGCTGGAATTTGAAAGCAAGTACAAGGGAAACAATTAACAAAGCCATTTCAAACAAGAGTTTCCAGACCTCGGCCTTTTCCTTGTCGTGGGTGCGAGCAAGGGCATATGGCTCGATGAAGGCGTTGCTGAGCAGGCGAATACCCCTTTCTATCGAAAAGAAAATGAGGAACCCTATCAAAATATCGTCCAGGGAACGCATTTTTATTAGAATCCAATCTTAAAATTCTGCGGGATCTTGTTGCCGTACGTGCTCGTGCTGATGGGCGCGGCGAGTGGCACGGGGTTGGACGAAATATCGCGCATGAAGAGCAGCTGCTGGAGCATGCCCGTGCTGATGGTCGTCGTCGCCTCGTCAGCCACGATGTCATTCATATTGCGGACCTGCTGAAGAATATTCGTGTAGGGGTCGGACATGTTATTCACATAGACGCGCTTCATCAGGGCCTGGAGATCAGCGTCGCTCTGCTTGTCAATCTCGTACCCAGTCTTCAGCTTGATAGCATCAATAATCAGTCTGTGAATTGTCTCACGGTTGAAGTCCGAGAAAAAGGCGTCACTCAAAGGGTTGCGCACATTACGCGTGGCCATTACAATTGGCTGATAAAAAAAAGGAGACCTAATTTCACATGAAGGTGATTAAGCGGTCTGGGGATGAAGTCGAGATGCTGTTCGACAAGGTCACCAAACGAATTTCCAAATTAAATTCAGAACCAGAATTCACCAAGCTAAAAGTCCAGCCCGACAAGGT